GGCTATTTGTGCCCGTTTAGACCTGCACGCTTTCCAGATGCAGGTCGACAAACGTTGACCACGTTTGCCAGTCACCCGGTGAAAGCACCGGGACTATACGACACATCCACCCCGCCTGGTCAGGCGAGGGGACTCTCATTAGAGAGTCCCAAAAGTGGATATAGCCGCGACAGCGACGGTAACGATCAAAACGGGCGTCTGCCCGCAATGATATGATGCCGTCTCGATAGCTCCCGTGGAGCATAGCAACGACAAAGCCGTATTCGTTATACGACCTAGTCTTACTACCTCTCTTACGTGGAGTCCTAGTAACCAGCCCATCTGAGACCTTTAACTTCGGGCCTGACTTTGCGTATTTAACATACGCGGTCATGCCCGCTGTAGTTCTCAGACAGACTGAACGATTACTGGGGACCCTAACGCCTGCGTCTTCGGATTCCAGAAAAGGAACCTTAACGACAGGAACCGATCCTAACAGGAGGTGCACAGTCCGAATTAACGGTATCCTATGCCTTGAACTCCAATCAATGAGTCGGTTGATTAAGGAGAATCGCGAGCCAACGCTCTTCAGAGTCTTGCAATAGACCCCTCGAACGTCCACCCCGCTGTGCCAGTCGGCACCGCAGGACTCGCGAAATGGTCCTTCATTGAAGGACTTCTCTGTGTTGACCTCAAACCCGAGCAGTTCTAGGATTCTGACGACCCAACGGTACGCCTCACGGCGCACAATTATGTCGTCCCCGAACACTGCCCAGTTGTCCTCAGTATATCGCCCAGTCTTTCGCGACTGGATACCGAGACATTTGTACACAGAGAGTACGACACATGTAAATAGCACTGTCTGGAGCGGGAAGGTATAACCGTTCCCCATCGTTGAGAGCATGTGAAGCTCACAATCTCCACGCCCGCCTGGAAGCCGGGTAGTAGAGCAACGAAGACACCATAGCGTCGCAAAGACGTCCTGTGGTAGAACTGCCCTCAGCATGCGAACGGATAAAGAATCCGATGCAGAGGCCAAGTCGATAGTGCCAAAGGTCCCGTCGAGGGACCCCACGCGTGCAAGCTCCCGATTAAGAGGAGCCTGGGAGTCTATATTTAGACCCCATTCACGCAACCGTTCCTTCATGATACCGGCCATACCTAACTGATAGAACATCAGTAGGCTGGGTTCAGTACAGATGGTTCGGCTTATGTCGACATTCTTCGGAACTGTCGAAATAGACGACCCAGGAACACATCGGAACCCATGGCGGTTGTTTCGCTGAAACTCAGCTTCTAACCACCAACTGGAGTTGGATGTCTGCCGAGCATAAAGCTCGGGAAGGAAACGAGACTCGTGCGTATACGTGAGAGTTGAATCGAAGTGCTTCGTGTAGAAGTCTTCGCCTCTCGCGCCAATGGAGGCACCGGGACCAGCCGTCGCGTGTTTAAACGCTGCGTCAAAGTCCAAAATGTGCCCGACACTGGTTGGGTGGAAGAAATGATAGAGATGAGCGCGAAGCTCACCTAGCATCTCGTATTCCCATTCTTGCAGTCTGTCCCACGTGAAGCGTTTACACCGTTCATTTACGGATATAAACTTCTCCAACGCTAACTGGTCAGCCTTATCCGAGGATTCATCTTCATATTTCTTGAAGATGGCCTTTTGGAGGGCCTGAGCAGCAACGTCGGAGGACGCGGAAGCGTCTCTCACGTCCTCTTCGAGGGCAAGGTAAAGAACATCGGAATTAACTTCCATCAGTCTTCTCCTCAGTACCGCGTAAGCGGCCTAGCTATAATGTTCGCCGGTTAAGGCGCCATTAGTAGCTAACATCTCGTGCCAACGTCATAATCGATTGAAGCCATTCGCTGAAGGACGAGAGTCCCCAACTTACGGCAAATACGATTAAGACGATGATCACCGCTCTCTTAACATAATCACTCATGTCAAGAGTACCGTGTCAAAGTGACGCGGACACAACGGAATCCCCGAGCCCAGCAGACTGCTGGGCGAGGGCGCCGATGTGAGCCGAGATCGCGATCCTTACTTCGTCGGGGTTATACAACTCCGATCCAGCAGGGACTTCGAGCTCGGTGCGGACTATCATCACGGAGGCGGGTTGCCCCGCTTGGGGTAGAACCCCTTTCCGTGTGATGACCTTGTACCTGTTGACAGGCACGGCAGGGAGACGACCGTTCAGCAAGAGCTGGGGGAGGATCTTAATGATCTTATCCCGCCAGAAGCTGATCGTGAACGGTTTGCTTGCGGAGTGGATACTGGCAGTAAAACCAGTCCCTCCAATGGCATCAATATACCATTGCTTCGCGTTCACATCAGGAGCCTGATCTACGGCCACTTCGGCCGTCGGAGAGGTAAAGCCCGTCTGGGCTGCTCCCGTGATGTCGGTAAGCGAAATCATAACATCATCCTCTGCAATTTACGACCCTTGAAGGAGGTGGGTCATATACCTCGATTTCGTGCGAGCCTGCGCAAGCAGGCTGCCAACATTACATAGTTTCTGGAATAAGCGCGTACCCGGGAGACTAAACGTGACACTAGGTGTCACGCCAGTATTCTGCGGGGCCGCACGGTCCATAGACGTTGTCATGATGGATGCACTTCCTACGGAGCCACTCTGTGAAAAGCCGGGAGGCGGAAACGACGGAACCTTAAGGGTACCAGTAATAGTTCGTGTGGCTCTTCGCCGCACGGTACTACAGTCCCAGGCCACGTCGCCTCTATGAAAAGAGGCCGCCTCCAAAACGTCACCAATATTAGCGAACCAATCTACAACATACGAAAGGGGTAACAGTTCCCACATCGTTGGTACGAAACCAGCGACTGAGAAGCCTGTCATTCGCCTCAAGTCTGTGTATGATCCGGTTTGACTGATGACAATCTCACCTTCATGCCTGCACGATGTCGAGAAGACATCCACAGTCATGCTATCGTAGGGCCAATAACCGGGCCCCCCG